GACGAGCGTCGATTGCGTGCGCAACCATCCCCCCCACTACCCGCACGCACCTTGGCACGCTGGTTGCACGTCGGATGGGCGATCACCCAGCCTGCGTCTGCCCTGCCATCCACCACGTGGGCTGCATCGAAGCGCTGACCGATGCCGATGACCTCGCCGCAGTACCAGCAGGGGGCGGGGAGCATGGCCGACAGCTCCTCGCGTGCGCTCTGATGCTGCGTCCCATAGCCACGACGTGACGGGCTGGGCTTATGCACCCGGGCACATGACGCGCAGCGCGTCGTGTTGCCGAGCCGGCCGCAGTCGAGACAGGGACGCACGGGCATCAGACCGGCGTGACCTTGGTGCGCGTGATCAGCCCGAGCACCACAGCAGTGAGCGCAAGGATGGCGCCTGTCTGCTCAGGCGTGAGGCGCAGGCCGAAGGACACGCCCAGCACGATCACGCACTGGACGAGGGCGAGCACCATCGCAGGCTCGCGTCCCCACAGCGTTCCTAGTCCACCCATCACACTGTCCTCGTGTAGCCGCGGGCGATCCAGCCCGTCTTGCCGCCGTGGTTGACCTGGAGCCAGTCGGTGCGCGTCTTGCCGCTGGCCGTGCGGTAGGCGCCGCCGTACTTCTCCAGCTGGCGCGTGGGCTGCTTGTGGTTGTGCGGGAGCGAGCCCACGACGGGCGCCTTGACGCTGGGCGTGCGGCGCATCCGCAGCGTGGGTCTCGCCGTGACGAGGATCGTCTTGACCCACGGGATCGGGTGGACGACCTGGTCGGCCGACTTCCATGCGCCGTTGAGGTGCGCCAGATCCCCGATGGGCATCCAGCAGTCGCCGTTGATGCCGTAGTCGGTGCCCCACGAGTTGCGGAGCCGGATGCCCCGGTTGTCCCAGCCGTAGGCCACGATGGCGTGCCCGCCGACCTTCACGTCGGGCGTAGGCAGGATGCCGTCGCGCGTTGGACGGAACCACGAGCGGTACCACGGCGTGGACAGCACGATGGGGCCGAGGTCGAGGATGGCGGCCTTGATGGCGGCTGCCGTGGTCGGCACCGCGAAGTAGGCGGCGATCCTGTGGCGTCCGGGGTCGGGCGGGTAGCCAACCGCGAGCAGCGAGGCCATCGCGTCACGGACACGGGCGCCCTCGGCGGTGCCGCCGATCTGGGCGAAGAACGCGGGCTCGTTGAAGTCGAAGTACCGCTCCTGGTCGCGCCGGTCCTGCCAGCCCTTCATGGCGCTGGTGCTGTAGGCCACGCACATCGGGGTAGCGTGCTGGTCGAGGACGGCGGGCATCCCGGTCGCGGTGTAGGACGCCGGCAGGGCGTCGGGCTCGGTGGGCTCGATGTCCTCGGCGGCGTACAGGGCGTCAATGGGGTAGTCGCGGGCGTCGGGCTCGTCGGGGATCGCCCCGAGGCCGTAGGGCAGGATCTCGTCGGTCACTCGCACTCTCCCATCAGGCAGAACCCGCAGGCCACAACCGGAACCGGCTCAACGCAGCCGCACGGGCAGATGCAGGCGACGGCAGCGACCGGCAGCGGGCGCGGGAACCGCGGTGCGTCCGCAGTGCCAGCCGGGTCGTATCGCTTCGCCCGCGCCCGCCGCAGTCGCTCGCGCTCCCGGTACTCGGGATGCGCCGCGCGCCATGCGCGGTGGTAGACGCGTCGGTACTCGGGGTCGTGCCAGCGGCCACCGCGGCTGCCGGGTCCGACAGGTAGGCGGTTCTCCACTCGTCGCTCACGGGCGTACCTTCGGCGGGCGGGCATGGGTCAGGACGATCAGGCCGCCCATCACGAGCGCGCCGCGGCCAACGCTCGCGACGAACGAGAGCATCGGCTGCGACAGATTGACGTCGAGGACGCCCGACTGGATGCCGAAGCCGATGGAGCTCGACAGCGTGCCGACCGAGGCGAGGAAGGCCGTCCCGGCCATCATCACCCAGCTGATCCGGCGCTCCTCCTGGTGGCGCCATTCGAGCAGCGCGCGGACCAGGACGATCGCCCAGATGACGACGGCAAGCGCGCCGACCAGCAGGCCGACGGTGACCGGGAGCTGGTTAGTCACTTCGGCCACCGGGTGAGGGCTTCGAAGCCGAGGAGGACGAGGAGCATCCCGCCGAGGGTGCCGGTGGTCGCGATGTCATTCGGGCCGGGCTCGGCCACGACGACCCAGACCATGAGGATGCAGATGACGATGACCGCCACGGTGCGGACCCGCCGGAGGTAGGGGTCGCGCCAGCCATCGCCGCCGTCCCGCCCCTCAGCCATCGCACACGGACGCGGTCACGGGTGAGCATGGGTACGGGAGTGGTGAGCCCGATATCGGACGGGCTCAGGCCGCGCAAGCCTGGTGCAAGGTGCCGCTTGCGAGTAGTCGTTGGCGCTGCCGGGGCCGCGTCTCGCCGGAGGGAGGTCGGCGAGACGCGCAGCCACGGGAAAGACATGCGCCGTCACGCTCCAAGGGTGGCGGCTCGCCACCCCTTGCGGTATCCGTCAGTTGACGGGGGTCCGATACCGCTGCGCTGCCATCCCTGCTGCCATGTGCCAGTCGGCCGGGGTGGTGCCTGGTGCGTGAAACGTGGTAGCGAAGGTGGGATTCGAACCCACACGAGGTTGCCCTCAGCGGTGTTTGAGTCCGCTGCCCTGAGCGTGGATCAGGCGTCCGCTGCCATGTCTGCTGCCATCCGGTCCATCGCGGAGCGCTTGGTGTCCTCCGTCAGGTGCCCGTAGACGTCCACCGTGATGGCGATGCCGGAGTGCCCGAGGATGCTCGACACGACGGCCAGCGGGACGCCCGAGGCGATGAGCAGTGAGGCCGTGCCGTGGCGTAGGTCGTGCCAGCGCATCTCCGGCAGCTTGGCCGCCTTGAGCGCAGCCTGGAAGTCCTTGGTCAGCCGCGTGCCGTCGATGGGCCGGTCGGCATAGGCGTACACGAGGCCCTTCCACGAGCCGCCCTTGCGCAACTGGTCCTTCTGGTGCTCGCGCAGGACATCGAGGGCGGGCGCGGCGATCGGGACGGTGCGCCGGCTGGCGGCCGACTTGGGGGCGTCGAGGACGTAGCGGGTGCCGTGCCTGCCGGGCAGGCGGGCGAGGCTCGTGTGAACGGTGAGGCTGCCCCCCTTGATGTCGACGTCAGCCCAGCGCAGCCCGAGGAGCTCGCCCTGCCGCAGACCCGTCCAGAGCGCCATCGTGACGAGCGGCGCGAACCACGTCCCGGACGTCGCGGCGAGGATGGCTCGGGCATCGTCGGGGCTCATCGCGTGGACGGTGCGCCGTGGCACGGCCGGGAGATCGAGGTCGGTGGCCGGGTTGGCATCCACCAGCCCCCAGCGGACAGCGTAGGACAGGGCGGCACGGAGGCAGTCCACCCGGTGATGGACGGTCAGGGGCGCAGCCGTCTGGAGGTTGACCCACGCCTGGACGTCGCGGCGGGTGAGGCTGCGCAGGATCCGGTCGCCGAACTCGGGCACGAGCTGGTTGTCCACGATGCTGCGGTAACCGACCAGCGTCCGCTCGCGACGGGTCGGGCGGACGACCTCAGCCAGCCAGCGCTCGAGGAACGCGGCGACGGTTTCGCCCCCGCGGCGGCGCCTCGTAGAGGACTTCCCCCGAGCTGCTGCCAAGGCCTTCCACGCCGCGGCCTCCGTCTCGGCCGTCACCGTCCCCCGGACGCGGTTGCCGTACTCGTCGCGGCCGGCGCTCCACTGCCCCGACCACTTGCCGTCCGGCCGCTGGTAGACCGTCCCCGCTCCGTAGCGTCGTGTCACGTCCACATCGTAGCCACTCCGACAATGCATCGACCGGGATGAGCCACGTCGAGCCCAGCTTGCGCCCGGGCATCTCGCCGCGGACCAGGGCACGGCGCACCGTCTCGATGTCCACGCCGAGCGCGGCGGCGGCCTCGTCGGCCCGGTAGGCGATGCGCTCCGTCACGCGACCGGCGTCCCGTTGCGCGTGCGGACGACGATCGCCACGGCGTGCGTCGTCGTGGTCGCGCAGAGCTTGCGCTTGCCGTTGTCGCGGTGGTCGCGGACGGTCCAGACGGACAGGCCGAGGCTGCGCGCGATCTCCCGCAGGCCGAACCCCTCGCCCAGCAGGAGCAGCACCTGTTCCTCACGGGCGGTGAGCTCGGGCAGGAGCGGCGTCATGCCGCATCCCGCAGCCGCGCCCGGCGCTGGCGGGCGTACTCGCGGCGATATGCCTTGCGCTCCCGCTCGTAGGCTGGGAGGTACTCGGGACACGTCGCGGCCAGCCAGGCGCGGTACCGGCGCGACTTCTCGGCGTTGGCGGTGCGGTACTGCGCATCGCGGCAGCGGAGCTGCTGGTACAGGCGGGCCCGCTCGCGGTTGCAGGCGAGGCACTTGTCCCAGTCGTTGAGGCGCCAGAAGTCGGCGGTGATCGGCCACCACTCGTCGCACCACGGGCAGCGCAGCTCGGGCTCCTGGCCCAGCGCGACGCGGAGGCGCATGGCGGGCTGCCTCACCGGGCGAGAGGAGGCGGTCATCGGGGGAGTTAGCTGGCGATCCTGTCGCGACGAACACCGTCGATGCGACGAGCGTTGGCCTTCGACGCGAGGGATCGGCGGCGGCTGAACTCGGCCTCGGACTCAGCCACACGCGGCCAGAACTCGCTCATCACGAGCCTAGTCGTCGTTCGGCCCTCTAGGTGGAGGTTGAGTGCCCTCACAAGCACCGACCAGTCCTGTACCAACTCTCGCCGACGGCCGCGGTGATCCTGCCTGCGGAACCGATCGGATAGAAGTCTCGCGGGATCGCCCGGCGGGAGGTCGCTCGGGTTGACGATGCCATCGACGAACGCCTCGACCTCGGACACGTAGCCCATGCCGAAGGCGATGGCATAAGCTCCAAGCACGACAGACGGGGTGAGCCCGGTGTATTCGTACGTCGTCTTGGCGCACCTGAGCATGGCGTCGAAAGCCGGACCCTGAGCATCAGCCTCGGCCATGATCTCGTGGACATCGAAGCCGATGTGTCGCGGCTGAAGCGGCCTATCGAATCGGAGTCGGTACCAGAGCGTCGTCCGCGCCGCGGACGCACGCAAGGATGCCTCGCCGTCGGTGATGAACTGATACGCGCTGCGCTTGCGGCCTACGTCGATCAGGTCGAATGTGGACGCATCGGCGTCCCAACAGATCATCACCGGGATCGCCCGGTTCGCGGAAATAACCGCCGCGCAGCGATGGGCGCCGTTGAACATGAGCCCATTGGCATCAACCTGGAGCGGGTCAGCGATGAGCCGCCACCGACCCTCCTTGATTGCCCGTGCGTACGTCGCAACGACGAGCGTCGATGGGCGCCTCTGGTTCGGATGTTGGTGCGCGAGAAGCCTCGCGGCCAGTTCCGGCGTCAGCTCGGTTTCCTCGATCTTCACGATCGTCTCCCTTCTACCGCCACGTCACAACGACGTCGCATATCCCCAGAGTTAGCGGCCCGCAGATGCGCCGGAACAGTCCGTCGTCCAGGTCGATCACCTTGGCGCGGTTCTTGGTGCCCATGTAGTCGGTGAGGCGCACGGCCACGCCGTTGACGTACACCGTCCTGCCGCGCCAGCCCGCGCCCAACGCCGCCCGTAGGCGCGGGCCGGCTGCGGCTTGGCCCCGGCGGTAGGCATACCACGTCGCGACGCCCCTGAGGCCGTGTGCGGGGCGCGTGGTGGCCTTGGGGCGCTTGGTGGGTGCCACGGTGGGAACCGGGTCCGTGGCGGCAGTAGCCGACGCAGCCCCGGAGCTGGTCGTCGGCGTGGCAGAGGAGGCCCGACTTGCACCGGGCTGCACGCTGGTTCGCCGTGGCACCTCGGTCCGCGCAGGAGCTTCGACTCGCCGTAGGTCGGCCTGCGCGGGCCGGGGAGCCGATGGCTGCCGGCTGGTGACGTTGGACGTGAGCAGGACGGCGAGCAGGGCGCCGAGGACGAGGCCAGCGGCGAAGGTGGCGACGTGCCTCATCGCAGCCGCACCGCCGCCGCGCCCACCAGGAGCACGGCGACCACGAGCACGACGACGGTGGCCAGCCCGGTGAGCGCGAGCGACGGCCAGTCGGCGCCGCCCGCCGCGGTGGCGCAGCGGTCGATGGCGCCCCAGAAGGCGTCGAGCGTGGCGGGCGGCTGGCCGACGCAGCTCATCGGACCCGCGCCCCTTGGACAATCAAGTCAAGCGGGGATGCGCAATAGTCCGTGGTCGCCATCTTGGCCCTGACCCGGTACCAGCCATCGGGCTTGGGCGTGACGCTGAACCAGCACTCTGCGGCTACCAGATCAGAGACGATCACGGCCAACTCGTCACGCGATCGGACCCACCGCTCGTGCTGGACGACGTGCGGGCTCAACAGCACGTTCGCCATCACCACGGCCCCGGCAGGACGAACACCGCGATGGCGAGGATGAGCGCCCAGGCGGCGAGGCTGAACAGGAGGGCGCCGAGGAGGCCGGCGGCGCGGGTCATCACGACGCACGTCCAAGGAGGTAGGCGAGCACGGCGACGATGAGCAGGACGCCGAGGCCCAGCAGCAGGCCGTCGCGGTTGCGGGGCAGCTCGGGCAGCTCGTTTGGCCAGGGCTCGTCGTCGTCAACGGTGAGCGGGTCGGCAGCGGTCAGCCGCGACCACTCCTCGTCGGCATAGGTGCGCCAGGTGACGATGTTGTCGCGGGTCACGCGGCAGCCTCCTTCCGGTCGGCGTAGACACACGCGATGGCGAGTGCCGACCACACGTCCTTCGCGATGCCGTGGAGCGGTCCGGGCTCGGCCTTCGTGCCAATGGCCGCCGCCTTGCCGCCGTAGCGGTCGATGAGGGCGGCGCGCACGTTGGCGTCCTTGGCGCGGGACGAGCCGCAGAGGTGGGTGACGACCGCCTTGCGCGTGAGCTGCACGACCGCCGCCGGCTGGCACGCCTGCTCGAAGCGGCCCGACCAGCGCACCGTCTCGAACACCTCGCGCCCGACGGGCATCCCGTAGGACGCGACCTGCTCGATCACCACGACGGACGGCGCCTGGCCCTCGCGGTAGCGCCACTCGTCCTCGAGCATCCCGATCAGCGCACCGTTGGGGACGATGCCGAAGTCCACCGGCATCCCGTCCTCGAGGTGCATCCATGCCGACGACTCGGTGCCGGGGTCGATGGCAAGGATGCGCAGCACGTCGGCATCGATGGCATCGCAGCCGACGTAGTCGCAGCGACTCGCCTGGTCGTAGTAGCCACGGACCCAGCGGTGGCGGTGCATCACCTGCCCCTCCGCCAGTCCCACAGGTTCAGACACGCCCGAAAGGCGATCCAGTCGCGTTCGGTGACGTCGGCCTCGTACAGCCGCGTGCCGCCGTCGGTGACGTGGACGATGCCGAAGCGGTTGATCGTGGGAAGCGGGTACTCCTTGGGGTCCCCCGGCTTCGCGATGAACTCGGCGTGGGCATAGGCCGCGAGCTGGAGCCGGTGGTCGGAGTACACGTCGCCCGACGGCCGCGCCACGGACTTGCCCGTCTTCCAGTCGAGCAGCCAGACCTCGCCGTCGATCTCGGCGATGAGGTCGAGCGTCCCGCCGTAGCGGAGCGTCGCGTGGATGAGGTACGCCTCGACGTGCAGCGGCCGGAGGGCGTGCTCGGTGGCCTGCTGGTTCAGCCAGGCACGGGCACCCTGGACCGCGGCCTCGTCACGGGGGTCGACCTCGACCGGCTCGCGGCGGAGGATCTGCTCGATGCTGCCGTGGATGCGCGAGCCACGGTCCATCGCCGTGGTAGACAGGGTCGTGAGGTACTTGACCGCGGCTTCGGTCTTGCCCGACTCGCGATCCTCGATGAGCCGCTCGGCCTGCTCGATCGCGGCGAGTGCGACCTGGTTCATCTTCCAGTTGACGAGCGGCGGCTTGTCGAGGACGCCGGTGATCGTCGTCACCCCCGGCCACGGCCCCTCGCCGTTGAAGTAGTACTGGTGGTTCTTCGTCCGGCGCGGTCCGGCCAGCGGCGTGCGCTTCGGCGCCGTGGCGGTAGTCATCGAACCGACCCGGCTGATCCGAAACTATGCAAACCCTGCAAACCGCGCAGGGACCCGCGCACGTACGCGCGCAGCCCTGCAATATTCTGAAACTCTGTAAACAGATCACTAGTCATGTCGTTCTATCCCTCCGTTTCGGCCGTTTCGTGCGCGCGGGCTCTAGCGCGGTTTGCAGGGTTTGCAGGGTTTCGGACCGGGGTTCTGATGACGCGGCCCCGGCGGCCGCCGCCGCGGCGCTCGGCCTTGACGACCTCGGCGAGGCCGAGCGAGGCCAGCAGATCGACGGCATCTGTCAGGTCGGCGCCACTGCGGACGCCCAGCGCCTTGCGGGCCTCCTCCCACTCCAGCGGGCCGTCGGCGAGCCGCGACCGGAGCTCGTCGGCGTTGCGGTTGCCGGTGGACTCGCCGAAGACGTGGGTCACGCTCCGCTCGCTGTAGTCCCACAGGGCGCGGGCAGCCTCGAGGTGCGCGACCTCGATGAACTCGGACCGGTCCAGCAGCGCATACACCAGGGCGAGCCGGATGATCTGGGCCTCGATGCGGGCGACCATCGCGCCGCGCAGCCCGAGCCGCGGGCGCATCGCCAGCTCGGCGTACAGGGCCTCCCAGTGGTCGCGAGCCGTGGGCGACAGCGCGACCTCGCCCGGCACCTGGGCGGCCTCGATCGCCCGGCTGATCGAGTTGGACAGGTCCGACGGGATGAGGTTCTTGGGCGATTCGGGGAACGGCACCAGCCGGGTGCGCCGCACAGCCAGCCACAGGAAGCGGTTGCCGAAGCCGTTGGCGGCGTCGGTGTTCGTGAGCTTCTCGCGCAGCTCGACCGGCGTGATGTGGGCGATGACGCCGACGTGGTGCCAGCGGACCAGGGCCGACTCGCGGGCGAGGAAGCGGCCCATCGGGACGCCGTCCCACGCATCGCGCACGACGGGCGACAGGGTCGATCCGTCGCGGGCCATGACGGTGAGCAGCCGGCCGAGCTCGCTCTCCATGACGAGCGCCCGGTACTCGCTGTCCTCGACCTTCTTGAGGTGCGAGATCAGCCCCTCGCCCGAGCCCAGCCCGGCGACCACGAGCTGCTCCCAGTCGGGCCACGCGCCCGCCATGATGTCGCGGGCGATGCTGCCCGCGGTGCCCTTGCGCCCGCTGCTGCTGTCGCCGACGAGGACGACGAACAGGTTGGCCCCCTGGTCGCTGCCCTGGTAGATCGTCCGGTAGCGGCCCATGCACACGCCGGCTGCGGCCAGCACGGAGCCGAGGATGCCGACGGGGTCGGCCTCCGTCCGGTCGGCCACCAGCCGCACAATTTCGCCCACCGCCCCGCGGTACACGATGTCGGTTGGCGGGGCGGGCCAGTCCAGGCTCACCACGGGCTCCGCAGGGGCATCAGGAGCGACGATCAGCGGCTCCGCGGCCACGCGGGCGTTGGGAGGTCCGAACTTCCCTGGCGTGGTCTTCCACGCCCGCTCGAACCGGCTCCGCAACTCGGGCTCGGAGAGCCCGTCGGCGAACCGCGGGGCGAGCACCATCAGGACGCCGGCCCAGACCTCCTCCTCGGAGTCGCCGCGCATGTAGCGGCTGCCGACGTAGCGCAGGATCTCGTTGTACCGCCCGCCGCTGTAGCCGGGCTCGGGCAGCTCGTACGCGCCCCGGCCGATGACGATCGCCTCCTCGTGCGCAGGCGCGATCGTTGCCTGTGCCCATGCCTCGGGCAGCTCGGCGATCTCGCACAGGGGCTCGACCGGCGCGTACACCGCGCCCGTCGCGTGGACACTGCGGGGGCCGATGACATAGCCCGTGGTCGCTCCCGTGCCCCAGCGGGTGACGTACCCGAACATCTGCCCGATGGGCCGGGGCATGTCGGCCGGCCAGCGGAGGAAGACGTGCTGACCGTGCGCCGTGTTGGTGCGCAGGGTCGGAGGGAGCGGACCGTACTGGGCCTCTAGGTCGTCCAGGCGGGCGACGCCGTCACCGTCCACGTCGAGGACGAACACGCCCTCCGGCGGGAGCATCCCCCAGTTGGGCTCCATCCGCGTGTCGAGCATCGCGCGGATGCGGCCCGGGTCCGTCGTCGCGGCCTTGAACCCGATGCCGGGCACGGGGTGCTTGCCCGGCTGCTCACACTTCGCGCGGTCCTTGCAGCGACACACGCCGTCGGGGTCGGTGCTCCAGACGGAGAACACCCCGAACCCGCGCGCGGCAAACCACAGCGCCGCGCGGATGCGGTCCTCCGTCGTTGGACGCGGGAGTGCGGCAGCGGGCATCGCGGTCATCGACCGAGCCGACGGATGATGCTGCCGACGGACTCCGGCTGCCACTGGGTATCGTTGCCGGCATGGCGCCAGAGGGCTTCCAGCTCGTCGGAGCGAATGTGGTCGCCCCACGATCCGCCCTGGTGGTGCCCACATGGCCGGAGCGCGAACGTCTGGTAGTCATGGACAACGCCGACCGCCCGGCAGGTGAAGCATCTGCCCCACATCCCCGCCGACCAATCTAGGACGCTGCCATCCTCTGGATCGCGCAGTAGCTCGCCGAACAAGCCAGCGGCAGCGTGTTCGAGCGGATCCGGCTCGCGCCACGCGACCGGCGACACGCCGACGACGAGCACGTCACGGCCAAGCTGACTTGCGCTCCTGTCGGCGTCCCTGCTCTTTGCGGCGTATTCGGACCGAGTGACACAAGGGCCGACCTCGACAAAGAACGGCCAATCACCCAGCACGAGGAAGTCGGGGAGGTATCGGTCACCCTCCCCGACTTCGTAAACGACACGCCAGCCGACCAGGTCGAAGAACGCCGCCCACCGCGCCTCGAGGCGGCTGCGGAAGTTGGTGCCTCGGTAGGTGGTCGGAATCGCCGACCTGGTCGGGGCTGTCACGTCAGAACGGCAGATCGTCTGCCGCGCCCAGCGCGACCGGGGCAACGACGCGGGCCGTCGCCTTGGTGGGCGGCGGGGCGGCAACCGCAGCCGGGGCCGCGAGACGCGCCTTCGGGATCGCTGTCAGGCCAGTGATCTTCGGCCAGCCGCCCTCGTCCACGGCAATCGCCGCGTGGGCCTCCCGGCCGACGAGCTGGGAGAACTGGATGTTCTGCCCGATGGACGGGGGCGTGCCCCCGAGCAGGGCGGTGATCCAGGCGAACTGCTTGGACTTGGGCCCCGAGGCGACCGAGGCGCTACCCCGGATCTCGGTGCCGTCCTCCAGGGCGAACGTCCAGTCGCGGAGGTTGACCTCCTTGCCGGCGTTGGGCCCGGTCTGCGGAAGGATCGTGCGGATCTCGCCGATCTCGATGAGGGTGACGAGGTAGGTGCCGGGTTCGATGTTGGCGACTTGCGCCCCTGCGCTGATGGTGATGCTGTCTTCGGTCATGTCGGTCGTTCCTTGCGGGTTGTCGGGCTGGATGGGTCGTCTATCGCTGCGCGGTGAACAGCACCTCCGTCTCTTCAGCGACGATCAGCTCGGCCAGCGCCGCGCCGATCGACTTCCGGACGGCCTTGGCGTCGTGGTAGAGGCGGCCGACGCGGACGTCGTGCTGCTGTGCCTCGATGCAGTTCTCGGCCGAGATCGCGAAGTGGTAGGCGCGCTCGAGGGCCTGCCGGACGGCCTTGTCCCGGTCGCTCACCGGTTGCGCCTGCGGCTGTCGCGACGCTCGTCGCCGTCGATCCAGTCGGCGATGAGGCCGAGGACGACCAGCAGGACGAGGAAGGTGGCGACGCCGGCGAGGAAGAAGGTCACCGTCCCGCCTCCAGCTCGGCCGCGAGATGGGAGCAGGCGAGGCAGCGGCGGAAGGTCGGCCAGGCATCGCGGTCGCGGACCTCGGGCTGGCCGCAGAGCGTCCTGGTGCCCGTCCCCCTGGTGTGCCCGTGGGCGATCTGGTCGCGTGCAGCCGCCCAGCGGATGCGGACCTTGGTGGCCGTTGTCATCGCGTGTCCCTCTTGCGTGACTAGGACTTGGGCGCGGCCTTCCCGAACGCCGCCGACAGCAGCCGCCGCAGGCACGCCTCGCAGACGGCGCAGGACGGCAGGCGCGAGCGGTCGCAGCCGGGCGTCGAGCAGGTCATCGGAGGGACGCCCGGACCTGGACGATCGCCAGCGCGAGGAACGCGGCGACCAGCAGGATGGCGAGGAGCTCGATCGTCATGCCGACTTCCTTCCCGTGTAGCCGACGTACCGGATGCCCCGGACGCCGAGCTGGCGCATCCACCGGCTGACGGTCGCCTTGTCCACGCCCAGCTCGGCGCCGATCTCGGCCATCGAGAGGCGACGGTCGTTGTAGGCGTCCTGGAGGTACATCTGGAGGGGCTGGCCGAGGGTCGCCTCGACCTGCGCCATCCCGCGTGTGGTGCCGGGTGTCTGTTCCATGCCCGCAACACTACACGCGTGTGGTGCTACACGTCAACCCCTGCCGAATAGCACTATCGGTGTGACGTTCGGCGGTGCAGCGTTGCACGCGCCATGACAACCGCCTACCATCCGGGGGTGGGCACCGACGACGAGTACGCGACGCGCCTGGGCCTCGTGCTGCGGACGGCGCGCTACGTCAGGGAGATGACGCGCGACGAGGTTGGCGCCCTGTGCGGGGTCGACGGCGAGACGGTTGCCCGCTGGGAGCGCGCCAACGTCGACCTGCGCGGGCACTCGCTCGCCCGGCTGGCGGACGCGCTGCGACTACCGGCGGATCTCCTGCTGGATCCGCCGGCCACCCGCTCGGAGACGCTGGTCAGGATCGCGGCGTACGACGCCGTTCGAGGTCCGCTAGGCGCGCCCTAGCCCGCTCCATCGCCGCCTTGATCTCCGCGTGCATCTCGTCCAGGATCGCCCGCTCGTCTGCTGTCATGGCGACAGGGTGGCGGCAGGGCGTGACAGGTTGGCAGACACAGTCAAACGCCCCCGCCCGGCGAGGGACGAGGGCGTCAGGTGGTCTGGTTACTTCAGCTCGAGCGGCCCCAACGTGAGCGTGAGCGGGGCGGCGGTAACGGTGACCGGCAGGACGCCGACGCTGCCCGCCTTGTCGATGGTCACGGTCGCCTCGCCGGGCGCGAGAGCCGTGAGCCAGTAGGTCTGCTCGACCACCTGGTAGGTCACGACGCCCGCCGGGTTGATCGTGATGTGGGAGCCCGTGATCGAGACCGGCTGGCCCGTGAAGTCCGCGATGAGGACGGGCGCTTTCTGCTGCGTGTTCATGGCTGCCACGATGTGCTCCTTCCTAGACTGCGTAGCCGAATGCGTGGGTGGTCGCCGAGGGTGACCCGCCGCCGCCGGGGTCGCCGTGCGACCCGTCGGGGTTGAACGAGACGATCGCCTCCAGCACCACCTGCGTCACGCGCGCCGAGCCGAGGTTGTCGACCATAGCCTCTACGACGACCTGCGTGACGCCGGCTCCGGTAGGAGTAGTCGGGCTGCGAGTTATGAGAGGGATGATCGCCTCTACGACGACCTGCGTGACGCGGGCAGCCATCAGGCGATCAGCTTGAAGCCGCTCTCAAGGCCGTTGACCTCGGAGACGGTCCACGCGGAGGACGACGCCGGCGAGGCGTCCTTGATCTCGCTCAGGAACTGGTACGACGCCGACGTGTTGACCGAGGTCCCCACATAGTCGGTGCCGCTGATGCGGTAGACCGGCGCAATGGACCGCGTCGCGCCACCGTCCTGTGCCGCCACCGTGTGCTGCGCGAGCGCGTAGACGCTGCCGGAAGCCACCGGCAGGTCTTGCATCGTGTAGGTGTCGATCTGGTTGGCCGTGCTGCTCTGGACGAACGACCCGTTGCCATCCTGGAACTGCTCCGACACGCAGCCCATGTTGGTCCCGCCATTGGGTGTCCACGAGCTGCTGTTGCCGTTGCCGTTGGGATAGCGAGCGACAACCTGGATGGGCCCGAGGAAGTCGGTGTTCGAGCCGGTCGTGGTGTCGAGCACGTAGATGTCATCGAACTGCGGCGACCCTGCGTTTGGTCGGTTGAGCGCGATTCCGTTGAAGTAGTTGTTGGCCGTGCCGGTGAGGTCGAGGGATGAGGTGGACGCGATCTCGGCGGCCCCGTTGAGTTTCACCTGCGCGACGCCCGTCGAGCCGTTGATGGTGAACTTGAACTCGATGTAGTACCAAGTATTGAGCGAGAGAACGGTGGATCCGGTTGCCTTGACCGTGCTGCCCTGGTTGACGGTGATGACGTTCGACCCGTTGAGCCGGATGCTGCACTGCTCGGTAGTCCCGTCGAAGATCGAGAAAAGCTGGGCCTGCTGCGTCGCCCCCAGATAGACGGCCACGCCCATGAGTCCGGCGGTGTAGTTCGTCCCGAACGACTTGTAGACGTACCCGCTCTGCGCGTTCATCATCAGCCCCTGACCGTTCCGGCCATACTGGGCTGAGATCGTGGGCGTCACGGAGCTGACGCCGGTCCATCGCTTCAGATAGTCCGCTGTCGTATACCAATCGAACCCGTCCATGAAGATGACGGCCATGCGATCCCTCCTACGGTCGTGAGTAGGCGACGACGCACAGGAGGCGCGTCACGGTGGATGCAGACGAGAGCGTGAAGCGGAGGATGTCGCCAGCCGTCACGCCGGTCGTCCAGCCGGTGAGCGTTGACGAGGTAGCCTTGGTTGCGCTGGTCAGCGTCGGTGGTGCGGCGGCCACGATGCTGGTGAACGTCGGATAGCCCGCGTAGGTGTCGGTGGCGATGTCCACGGCTGCCGACCCGGACTGGTCTGGCAACAGCGTCCAGCTCGTGATCGTGCCCGTGAACGGGGCGACGATGTCCACGATGGCCCCGGACGCCAGCGCCGAGCCGCCCCCGTCCCAGCCGGCGATGAACTGGCCGGACGTGTCGCCGCCGCTCGCCCCAGGGGGCGCCTGGGCGATCCATCGGCTCGTCCCGGTGTCCCAAGTGAGCACGTCGTTGTCGCTCGGGGCCGCTGCGTTGACGTCGGTGAGGTCATCGAGGGCTAGGGCCGCGGGGGCCGCGCCGAGCTCGGCCAGCACAGCCTCGACGTTCGTCCCGGTGAAGTAACCAGCGCCGTCCAGGACGGAAACGGCCGACGCTGTCGTAGAGCCGCCAGCGGTAGCGCCACCTCCGGTGGTGATGATCTGCTGCACGACCGTCGAAGACGCGACAATGCCACCGCTGTTGCGGTCACTGTGGTCGTGGAGCGGGATACGCTCTCGCGGTCGCATCTCAGCCCGCGGGAGCGTAACGGACGACGGTCAGCGTAGTGCCCGCTGCGTTGAGGGCGGCCCCGGACGTCTGGTAGAGGTTGAGGCCGATCGTGTCAGCGGCTTCCGCCACGGTGAAGCCGGTCACCACGATCTCCGTGTCGCCGCCATCGACAGCGCCGACCGTCGAGCCGATCAGGTCCGAGCCATTCTGCTGCACGGCGATGCCGCGGAAGCCTGCATTGTCGCCGGCGAACTTCGTGCGCGCGATGATGAGCAGCGCGATGGTCGTGAACCCGGACGGGATGGCTCCGGCAGGAACGATGACGGTCGCGCCTGACCCCCACCATGCCCCATAGTCGAACGTCTCGGCGCTGAACGTGATGGCTGTCCAGCTACCGTTCGGGATGCTGGTCGCCGCGGCCCGGCTGACCATCGTGCCCGAGAACGTGAGCCCCTGGTTCACGCCATACAGGTAGGCGATGTCGTCGCCCAGCACGTTCATCTCGGCGGCCGTGAGCGGGTCCCCGGAAACGAACGTGGGCGGTGCGGTGTAGGCCATCGGGCGCTCCTAGTAGGCGAGGATGTCGGTGCCGTTGAGCAGGGACGTGTCGAGGATGAACCAGCCGGGGTCGGCCTGGACGCGGCACTCCTGGAGGACGAGCGTCAGGATGTGATGGCAGACGGCCGCGCTCGCGGCGATCCTGCCCTCGAGCGTCAGCCCGACGACCTCGAAGTGGCGCGCGGTCATGCCGAGTTGCGCGATCGTGACCGTTATCACGTCGAACAGGTCCACCTCGAACATCTCGGGGAGCCAGTTATGGATCGTCACCGAGGGCCGGTACTGCGGTGAGCCGTAGCGCCAGACGACGTGCTCGGCGATCCCGCCCGCCGTGGCAATTCCGCCGACCCAGTCGCCGGAGATGTCCGACCCGGCGCGGATACCGCGGGGACCGGCCTGGCTGGTCAGGTCATCGGCGATGTAGGACTCGGCTGTTGCCCGCCGTGCCAGCCGGCCCTCGATGGACAGACTTGTCACGGTCGTGCTGCCCGCCGACACGAGCGTCACCTTCGCCGTTGACCCGAACGACTCCAGCGTCACCGTCGGGGCGGTCCCGGTGTAGTTGATGTCCACCACTGGGCTGTCCACGAAGTCATCGAACTCGGGCCAGATGATTCGTGTCCCGCCGAACGTGAACGGCAGTCCGTCGGCCTCCCAGACGCTGACCTGGCCCGACGTGAAGGTGATCGGCGTCACGGTCGCTCGCTGCTGGTTGATAACCGTGTCGGCCGACAGGCGCCAGCCGTCCGTGCCCGTCAGGTAGTCGGCGCCCGCGTCGACGCTGGCGTCCGTCGTGCCGTCGAGGTTCCACTGGCGATTGCGGCAGACGTAGTCGTACCAATCGTCGGGGACGTCGGCGGGGCGGATGAAGTGGCGCGACCCGTTGGCCCTGTTCAGCGTCTCCAAGGCACCAAGGGCCGACCCGTCCCACGAGGAGAGGGTGACGGTCGCCGTCTCGCTCGGCAGGACGACGCTCGTCTCGCCCGCTGCGGTGAGGATCGCCGAGCGGATCGCGCCCTGGCTGCGGGACAGCGCATCGGCCAGCGTGACGGGCGTCCTGTCCAGCCAGCTCAGGGCGTCCTCGCAGGTGATCTCCACCTTGAGCGCCCGGCCCCCGCCATCGGACGGGACGGGCGTGATGTCCTTGATGCGCCCGCCGAACAGGCCGCGCTGCTCGGTGCCGGTGACGGACCCGTCCGGGTTGACGCCGATCCAGAACGAAACGCCGTCGCGCAGCTTGCCGTACAGCGGCCCGCCCGTGTTCAGCGGGTTATACCGGTCATCGCTCGGGTTGTTGAGGATGACGGTCGCTGTGCCCGGCGTGGCACCGCCCGTGATCTCGGCGCTGGCCCCACGGGTGATCCGCCAGGACTCGGTGTCGCCCGTCAGGTCGTCGGTCGAACCCCAACCGCCGAACCCGTCACCGTCCCAGTCGGCCAGGACGAACGGGGAGGGCACAGGGTCGCCGTCGATGAGCAGATCGACGATGTTGGAACCGACGTGGTAGCCGGAGAGGTACACCGTCTCGTAGAAGCGGAGGTACCTGGCCTGAGCGTCGGCCGGATCCCATCGCCAATGTGCGTCGCCGGTGGCCCAGTCCGGGTCCGGGTCGATGTTGGTGAACGCATCAAGGACAGTCGTCCAACTGGACCCGTCCGTGCTGTAACTGACATTGTTGGGCCGCCCGCTCAATGTGCCGTTTCCGGTTGCGTGGACCAGCACGACGTCCCATAGGATGTAGCCCGCCCCGAGGTCGATCTCCCACCCCCGGTTGTACGTGCCCGCCGTGAATACGCCCGCACCGTAGGGCGACCCGGCCGAGGTTCCGTCCGTCACACACTCGGGCGACGACGGCAGGTAGGGGCTATGCGTGTAGTCGCACCAGCCCGTTACCGTTGCGCCGTAGGCGATGGATGTATTCCAGGCGCGCCCTGCCATCAGACGCCTCGTGCCTGCTGCCAGCGGGTGATCGCCGGGGCGATGGCGTCGGCCAGCGCCTGCGCCGCTCCGGGCGTCATCACGGGCGTCGAGACGTTGAGGTTGACAGACACGCTGCCACCGCCCGAGCCGCCCGAGGCCGACGGGTTGACCATCCCGCCCACGGCGCCCATGCGGATCGTCTCGGGGCGGTACTCGCCGACAATGGCAGACTCGTACGGAGCGACGGGTCCGCCAGCGGCGTCGGGTCGGTTGCGGGGCTGATTGCCGCGCTGCGACGGAGCCCGATACAGGTCATCGGCCCGCTTGAGGTGGTACGCGAGGCGGGCCGCCTCGTCGGCGTCCTTGTCGAGGACGATGCCGAGCTTCGCCAGCTCCTTCCGGAGTTGGTCATACGTCATCTTCCCCGAGGCCACGAGCTTGAGGCCAAGCGTGACCGTCTCGTCCTTCGTCTCCTCGATGGACTGCTTGAGGAGGTTCTCCTCGATGCGCTGCTCGCGAGTGGCGTGGAGCCCCTTCTTGTGCCGCTTCTCGATCTCGCCCTGGACGTCCTTCAGCTCCGACTTCTCGTCCTTGAGCGCGAGGACGGTTCCCTTATAGGCGAGGGTGAGCTGCTTGGGATCGTTCTGCAGCAGCGTCTCGGCGGCCTCGGACGCCCAGCGATCCACGTCCTTGTACGCGCCCGCAAGGTCGAACACGGGCTCCGCCAGCCGCTGGACCGCGGGCCGCGTTGTCTTCGCTGCCTTCCCCACCTCGGCCACCGCGTCGGCGGCCTTGGGCGCCGTCCCGGTCAGGCCCTCGTAGGACTCGCCCAGCCGCTCGGATGCGCGGTATGCCAGCAGCGACTCGCGCGTGATGTTCTCGGAGTCGAACGCCAGGCGGAACTTGGTCGGCACGGTTCCGATCAGGTCGAGCAGACCCTTGATCGAAGAGCCGACGTTCGACTCCGGGCCGAGGTCGTGGATAATGTCGTCTGCCCAGCCGTCGGGCATGGCCTCGCCCACACCAGCGAGCGCCTCGCCGAGGTCGTCAAGGACGGCGATCGTATCGCTCGCAGCCGTCACCACATCGCCCAGCGGGCCGACGAGGCCCGTCCCGATCTTGACCTGCAGGTCATCGATCGCCGTGCCGAGCAGCTTCTGCTTGTCGGCGAGCGAGCCCGTGTCGCGTCCGAACATGCCCTGGCTGTCGGCGGTCTGCTCCATGATGAGCGCGTACCGTGCGGCGACCTTCTGGCCGTCCGTGAACGCGCCGTTGAGTGGCGTCATGCCCATCGCGAGGGCCTTGGCCTTGGTCTTGGCCTCGTCCATGAACACGCCGAAGCGGCGCATCGGCTCGGACTCGCCGAGCAGGCCGGAGCGGAGCGCGGTGGCGGCCTCCTCGGAGGACGTGTTGAACGCCGAGCCGAGGTCTCCGGCCACGGTCGTCATCACCTTGGCCTTGGCTGTCGTCTCGTCCAGGCTCATCCCGACGTTCTTGAATGCCGTCCCGAACGACGCCGCAAACGCCATCGCCTCGGTGGACGAAAAGGCGTCCCTGCTGTTCTTTGACCACTCCTCGATCGACTTGGCGCTGCCCTCGAACACCTGTGACGTGAGGGCCATCGCCTCGCGGGAGTCGGACGCGGCCTTGACGGAGCCGATGGCGAACGAGCCCACCGCATCGAGCGCGCCGAGGGCCGCGCCCTTCATCACGTTGAACGCCGCAATGCCCGCGCCCTGCGCCATGCCCTTGCCGATGTCCGTCTTGGACAGCAGGGACGCCTTGTCGCGGATCTTGTCGAGCTGCCCGCTGACCTCGTCCTTCGCGGTGATGAGGATGCGGACGGTGTTCGCCATCAGTCGTCAGCCTTCCCGCAGTCGGGGTCGAGGAGGTTGAGCATCCGCAGCAGGTCGGCGTCCTCGGCCAGCAGGGCGGACGGGAGCACGCCGAACCGCTCGCACAGGGCGATCGTCGTCTCGGCCCACGTCAGCTCCACCGGCTTGCCCACCTTCACGGCTCGGTAGCGGAAGACGGCTGCGGCAAAGGGGCGGGCGGTTGCACCGCGGCATCCCGCCATCCCCGCATCATCGCCCGCGTGACCGGGAGCGGCAGGCGGTCGAGCGATGCCTCCTCGACGGGGATCGGCCCGTCGGCGTCCTCGAGGTTCCACACCGGGCGAGCAGCGCGCAGGAACACGCCCCACTCCTCGGTAATCGTCGTGGTGGTGTCCCACTCCCGCAGCGCGGAGAGCGGGACACCAATGCAGACCGTCACCTCGGCCCCGTCCATCCCCTCGAGGACGAGCGTGGCCGTGGTGTCCACCCGGTAGCCCACGGCTAGGTCCAGGCGGCAGCGGTGCCGGAGGACAGGGACCAGTTGGCCGACCAGGTGAGCGAGCCGTCAGCCGCCATCGACAGGGCGTAGTTCGTCCAGAGGGCCGTGAACGTCAGGGTCGCGGGACCGGGGAACACGATGACGGTCGTCTTGGAGCCCGGCGTCTTGAGCGTCGCGTGGGACATGGAGGCGGTCGTGTTGAACACGCCCGTCGCCGAGCCCGTGCAGTCGGCCCGCAGGAGCAGCCGCTCCATCGCCGCCTTGTCGAGGCCGGTGACATCCTGGACGCCGTACGGGGTGTCGACGGTGAGCGAGGTCACGTCGTTGCTGATGTTGTTGCTCGCCACGGTGAGCGAGGTGGTGATGCCTGAGACCTTAGCCACTTGATGCGCTCCTTGTGCTTGCCCGCCCAGCCGGCGGGGTGCTTGGCTAGGCGGCGCTCTCGGTGTAGCGCACGAAGTTGAGGACGCACACGAGGTTCGTGTACGTGCCGGTGACCTGGACGCGGACGTACTGGCGCACGGTCGCGGTGAGGCCCGTCACCTTCCGTTCGACGCCGGCCACGGTGGGCGTGAAGGCGAGCGAGGTCGGCGAGAGGGCCGCGAAGGTGGAGTTGTTGGCCGAGTCGGCGACCGTCACGGTCGGGGTACCCGAGCCGAGACTGATGACGTGGAGGTAGGCCGCCGCGCCGAACGCCGTGTCCGTCGCGCCAAGGTCGATGCTGGTGCCGTTGACGGTGCCCGAGGCGAACGTCTGCGCGCCGACGGTCAGCAGCTCGCCCCACTCGAGGCCGTAGCCGTTGGCCGATGCCGCGAGGGTCACGGCGAGCGAGCCGTCCTGTCCGCGCGCCTCGGCCATGCTGGTCTGTTTGACGATCGAGGACGCGGCGGCCGAGCCGACCGCGGGGACGCCGATCGCCACCGTCGCCATGACGTCCGTCGTGGGCATCGGCGAGAGCGTCAGGTGCGCCGCCCCGACGGCGTTGTTGTGGAACGCCGTGAAGGACAGCGAGCCGTCCCGCAGGCCGGGGATGCGTTCGGGCGCGTCCTGGTTGATCGCGGTGACGTCGAGGACGCCGCGCACCGTCTCCAGCGTGTTGATGGCGCCGACGTCGCCGCTGAGATCCACGGTCCCCCAGTAGAGCCGGGACCCGATGCCTGTCTGCTTTGCCATGCGGGCCTCCTACGGCGCCAGGGGGTATTCGGTGTAGTCGAGCGTGAAGGCGACTTCGAGCACGGCCCATCGCCCGCCGCCGATCACGAGGAAGTCGGGCTCGGCGTAGCCCATCTCGAGGTCCGTTGACTGGCCGCCGAGCTGCGAGTCGGCGAGGATGCGCGCGCGGAGTTCGTGCTTGAAGCCGACCATCTCGTCATCAATCGACTTGACGCTCGTCTCATCGAGCGTGGACATCGCCCAGAACGCCACGAGGGCGCACGTCTCGGCCACCAGCTCGCCGTTGAGGACACGGCTGGCGCCCATCCGCTGCGGCTCGGCCTCGCCCGTGTAGAACAGCCGCACGCAGCGGTTGCCGCGCGGGATCGGCGCCCCGATGGCGACGTCCTTCCACTGCGCGTTGACCGCCGCGGCAGCCGCCGCGGCGTGGACGAGGATCGCGTCTCGCTGGGCGATGTACGGCGCGACCATTACTCGAGCCCCTTCGTGAGGTTGGCGGCCATGACGGCGCGGGCCGCCCGCATCTGGGAGGTCGTGGCCGCGAACATGCGGTACCGCTTCTCCGCCTTGCCGCCGCGGTACTCGGCCTCGGCGCGCCCGACGTAGCCGCGGGCGCCCTTGTTCTTCCACGGATAGACGTGGGTGGCCGAGATGACGCCCGTGAGCGCCCACTGCCCGCCACGCTCCGACCGGACGCGCCCGACGATGCCGCCTGCCAGGTCGCCGCTCTTGCGCGGGGAGCGGGCCTTGACGGTCGCCTCGCCCTCGGCCGCGACGGCCCCGATCATCCGCCGGATGTTCTGCCGCAGGGTGGCGTCTGCCTGCGGCTCGAACAGCGGTCCCGACAGCTGGACCTTCGCGTGCGAGTCCGTCGCCGTCGAGGCGTAGCGGTAGCCCTTGGGCCGTCGAGCCATCAGGCCACCCGCTCGATCCGCAGGTGCCCGACCGTCCGGGCGAGGATCAGGTCCTCCCCCTCGCGCGGCGCGATCACGCCGACCTGGCCGCCGCCGTCCATGCCGTCCGCTCCGGCGTCGCGGGAGCGCCAGCGGCGCAGCGCCACGCGGTTGCAGGCGTCCACGACGGCGGCGTTGTAGATGATCCGCTTGAGCGTCTTGCCCGTGTCGTGGGTGGCGGCCGTGGTGCCGTTGACGCCGCGGTCGATGGTGATGGTGTTGGTGGTGCCGGGCGTGACGGCCGAGACGTAGACCTGCTCGGACTCGATGAGGAGCGTCATGCCGGGTGAGAGGCCCGTGACGCCCGACACGTCGCACACCTGCTCGGTCGCGTCCAGCGCCTCGGCCGTGGTGATCGTGAGGTCGCGGGTGATGGCGGGATATCCCCAGGCGCCCGCCACCGTCGCCATCTTGCGATCGACGGGGAGGGTCATGGACACGAGCGCGATCCGGCGGTAGGGCGGATCACCGTAGGCGCCGCCCGTGCGCTGCAGGTAGTAGTCCACGTCAACCGTGAGCGTGGAGCCGTTGACGGTGACAGTGGGCGTCGCGGTGTTGAGGTCGTCCTCGAGCCACAGGACGTCTGAGCCGTCGCCGTCGTAGGTGTTGGTTCCGGTGCGTGGGCCGAAGCCGGAGCCCCGGCCGCACCACTCGTCGATACGCCGGCTCGCCGACTCGAGGACGCCCAGCATCGTGGCGTCCTGGTTGGTGCCCAGCGATGTCGAGCCCTGCTCGCGCAGGAAGTCCTTGAACTCTTGGAGGCAGGCGTAGACGTGCATGGCTACATCGACCACGCGAGGGCGTTGGACCCGGAATGGATGACCGTGACGTCCGAAGCGGCCACGAGCTCGACGCGGAGGTACCCGCTGAAGTTGCAGCCGTACTCGTAATTGCCGACGGCCACGTTGGCCGGCAGGACGCCGATGGTGCCCTTGGCGTCGGCGAGCGTGATGGACCCGGCCGCTGTCGTGTTGACGGTGATCGACTCCAGCGTGCCGGTGCCCTCGGCGACCACGACGTAGTTGCCATCAACGCCGACCACGATCGTGTCGTTGCCCGTGTTGGTGACCCAGCCCACGCCAGTGACAGACGTGATGCTGGCGAACCACTTGGTGCCCGTGACGAGGATGCCGTTGGCTCCCGGCGTCAGGGACTCGGTGATCGTCTGGCCGGCCAGGTTCTTGCCGACGATGTCGATGGTCCCAGCGGTGTCCGCGCCGCCGACGACGGTGCGGGTGCAGGTGACGCGGCGAGCCGTGCCGGGTGTCGGCATCGCGCCCGAGACGAGCAGGGTGTAGAGGCCGACCTTCATGTCGGCCGAGGCCACGAAGCGGTCGGCGTCGCCCGCGACGGCGGCGTCAAGGTGGGTGTACTCCATCTCAGGCGCCTCGCTTCTCGCCGGGTGCTGCCGTGGCCTGCTCGATGCGCGGCTCGGAGCCGGATCGGCGGAGCGCCACGGGGCCGAACAGCGTGGGATGCTTCTTGACGATCGGGTCATCGGCGGCGAACAGGTCGCCCTTGATGACCGTGAGCCCGGCGCCGCCGACAAAGGACGTCAGCGCCATCACGATCTGCGGCTCTGCCGCCTTGGCTGCCATGCGGTGCTCCTTGGTGGTAGCGGGGCCGGGAGAGAGCACCCGGCCCCGCTGGTGGACTACTGGATGGCGCCCTGGCGGCCGCCGTTCGCGTACAGGACGCGCGCGGTGCCCCTCCAGAAGCAGTAGATGCCGACCTCGCCGGTCGGGAAGCTCGGGGTCGCCCCGTTGAGCATGTCCGGAATGACCTTGATGCTCATGCCCACGCGATCGAGGATCACATAGTTGCGGGGGTTCATCAGGACGCCCCACGTCGAGTCGTCGACGGTCGGGGTCCAGGTCATCGAGGGCGTCTCGTACACCGGGAAACCGAGGAGGGTGAGCCCGGTGTTGCCGTTGGCGCGGGTGGCCGGCGGCGGGGTCGCGGCGTAGTTGACGCCGCTGAAGAGCTGGCCGCCCGTGGTTTCCAGCGCCTGGATCGCCATGATGGCTGCCCGGCTCAGGTACCACGCGGCGTTCATCCGCTCGCGGATCGGGAGCGCCGCCGCTACGGCGTACACGTCGCCGACGGCGAAGGTGTCGTTGGTGATGGAGTCGACGCGGGTGAAGGCGTCCTTGAGGCCGATGCCCTGCGGATAGACCGTGGTCCCGACGCCGAGGGTGAAGGAGTTCTCCTCGAGGTTGTCCTTGGCCTCGCCGAACAGGACGCCGAGGTCAGACGGCAGGCTCGGGCGGTCCTGCACCATCTCGTACGAGGCGGTGACGAAGGCGTGCGCCCGCTTGGCGACGAACTCGGGCCGGGCGAACGTCGGGCCCTGCTCGTCGGCCGCCGCGGCCTCCGATGCCCACGCGGCCGTGATGGCCGTGGCGGTGAGGGCCTGCCAGGTGTCCGTGCCGACGATCGTCTCGATGCGGCAGGATGCCCGGTAGGGGTTGACGGCGGTGTGAGCGCCGATCGCCACGATGGTCGGATCGAACGCCACCGGGACGGAGTAGCCGCCTGTGGCGTCGACGCCGACCGCGAGGGCCGTGCCGCGCTCGTTGCCGCCGGAGGCGACGTAGCGGTTGAACGCCTCGCGGTACTGCGGGCTATTGGTCCCGAGCACGAGGCGGGCGAGCTCCTTGTTGTCGGAGTCGCGGTAGTCGAGCAGCTCGGTGAGCCGCTGGCGGGACGCATCCTGGTCGTAGCGGTCGCCGGGGACCCGGAGCTGCTCGGCGGCGCGCATCGCGTTGTCGCGGAGCTTCTGGTTCCGCTGCTCGGGAGTGCCCGCGCTGCGGTAGATCGAGGACACGTCGTAGATGTCCTCTTCGGTCTTGCGGGTGAAGGACGCGACCGGCTGGTACACGGGCTCCACCTTGGCGGGGTCGTTGGCGTAGGCGGCGAGGCGGGCCTGCCGGCTGTCCCACGCGGCGATGTCGCGCTCGAGCGTCTCGAGCTCGGCGCTCTCGTTGTCCCAGCGGGACTGTGCATCGGCCGGGAGGACGCCCGGATGCTCGACGGCGAGCGCCCGGAGCGACTCCTTCAGCTCGGTTGCGCGGGAGGCCTTCTCCTCGCGGGTGACGTATTCCACGGTGCGGTTCTCCTTGACGGGTGCTTCGATGGGCTCCGGCTCATCGCGGCCCACTGGCTCGAGGTGCGTCTCCGCGGCCTCGTCGGTGGGTGCCTCCGGTGGGGGTGTCATCTGGTCGGTGAGGGACCGGACGGCGATGTCCGCACCCGCGTCGGCGGGAAAGGTGACGGGGCCGAACTCGTAGACCTTGGCCTCGCGGATCGTTCGCTCGGGGAGGCCCTTGGGGTTCTCCGGGCTTCGCGCAGGCTTGGGGTTCCAGTCCTCGGTCACAACGCTGAAGCGGTAGGACACGCCGTAGGCGCCGGCGCGCAAGCCGTCCATGACGAGGGGCGGCACGCTCGGGAACAGCTCGGCCTCGTAGTAGGGGCCAGCCTTGTCGCTCCGCAGCTCGGTGATCTTGCCGATCGGCTGCTCGCCGACCGTCTGGTCGCGGCCGTGCTGGAACAGCAGCCGGATGCGGTCGCGGTTCTCGGCGAACGTCTTGCGGAAGGCGCCCGGCTCGATGCGCTCGAGGAACCGGCCCTCGATCACGGAGTCGATCTCATTGAACACGCCGAAGCGGGCGAAGTGCCCGACGAGCTTGGGCGGCTTGTCGCCCTCGGCCCGGTACTCGGACGGCCAAGCGAGCCCGCGCCATCCGTCGGCGGGCGGGTGCTGCGGATCGGTCATCGGGGACACCTCATGCGGCATAGAGCATCAGCAGGACTTCCTCGTCGTCGGTGAACACGTCCACGACGAACGGTCGGACGAATGGCTGGCGCCGGGGGCCGTGGCCGTACTGCACCAGCTGGACCAGCTCCTCGCCGTCGTCCACCAGCGGCACCGCGCCCGTGATCGTCAGTCCGACCGCTTCGGGCGTGATGTAGACGTTCGCCTCGACGGTGATGGTCGGGGCGACACCCGCAATCGACATCGCCGCGGCGGCGGGCTGGGTGAGCACCCAGCTGGTGATCGTCGGGGTAGCACCTGCGATGGTGATGGCCGCTGCGGACGGCAAGACCAGGACGTTCGTCGTGATCGTCGGGGTCGCACCCGCGATCGTGACGGCGGCTGCGGCTGGCAGCGCCTTCGGCCAGTTCTGTGCCACGATGGCTGGCGTGGCCGTGGTGATAGCGACGGCCGCTGCCGCTGGCAGGGCCTTGGGCCAGTTCTGGGCGACGATGGCGGGCGTTGCGGTGCCGATCATGACCGCCGCGGCGCTCGGTGCGATGCTGACCGGCGTGCCGACGGCGGGCGTCGCTCCCGCGATGGCGACCGTAGCCGCCGCCGGCTGGACGAGGATGTAGTTCTGGGCGACGACGGCAGGCGTCGCGCCCGCGATGGTGACGGCTGCTGCCGCTGGCTGGACGAGGATGTCCAGCGATCCGCCGTAGAGCAGCAGCACGCTCATATCAGATGGTCACGCGCAGCGCCATGGCGACGACCGGGATCACCGCGGCGTCCAGGGTGGCGAGGGTGTACGAGCTCGCGAGACCGCCCGCGGCGCCGGCTGCGGAGCAGACACCCGCGAGCTTGCCCCACGGCAGGGACGCGACCGAGAAGTAGGTGCCCGTGGTGCCGTCGTTCTTGAGGCCGAGGAAGTACTCGTCCGGCACCAGCGCCGTGTCCGTGATGTTGTACTCCTGCCACGTCGAGGTGCCCGACTGCGCCGGGTTGGCACCGGCCACGATGCGGACGCCCGTCTTGGTGAAGATGCCGATGTCGCTGGCACCCGCCGCCGTCGCGCCGTTGTACGTCAGCAGCTTGACGACCGTGACCGTCCGGGTGATGTAGAACGGTACGAAGCGGACCATGTTGGCGGTGCCCCACGCGGTGCTCGCGGGAGCGCTGCGGACGTTCGCCAGCACGTCGCCGATGGACTCCATCGCGAGCGTCGTGATGATCGGCAGGTGGTAGGGGCCGAAGTCGGCGGCGGCGTAGCTCATCAGAAGCCGTACTGGCTGATGCCGAAGGCCGGCAGGACCTGGCTGGCCCACGTCGCGAAGGTGGCCGTGGCCGGGAGCGGGTTGGCACTGGTCTGCCGGTACAGCCCGGCGTAGCGCCCGAAGGTCACGGTGTTGGCGATGGCGACCACGTTGTTGGCCGTGCCCGCGCTGTAGCTGATCGCCATGTAGTACTTGCCGGGGTTGAGCACGACCGACGCCGTGAACGCGATGACCTGCACCGCCGAGACGCCCGCGAGCGCGGTGTTGCCGGTGGACGCCAGACGCGTCCCGGCCTCGTCATAGACGCCGATATCCACGTTGCCGGTCATCGTGCCCGAGCCGTTGGACACGTAGCCGCGCGTCCAGGTGTACGCCTCGGTGACGTAGAACGGGACGAACACCGCGGTCGTGGTGACGGAGGTCGCGGAGGCATACGACGCGCCCGCGGCCACGAGGCACCACGATCCCGCGCACCGGCTGGCGGTGCTGATGACGTTGGGCGTGTGCAGCGCTTGGATCGCTTCGTCATAGGTCATCACGCGTCGTACACCTCCTGGTAGTACGTCGTGCCCGTGAGGCCCGTGATCGAGGCGGCGATCTGCTGGATGAGGACGGTGGTCGGGACGGTGAGCGCGGCACCCGGCGCGAGCGCGAAGCCGTTGGCCGTCGTGACGGTGGCCGGCCCGACGTAGATCGTCACGTTGCAGCCGTTGAGGATCGTGGCGTACTTACGCGTCTCGCGGGCGGCGATGAGCGTGGCCGCCGAGGCCGTCACTGCCGACTGGCCCGTGACCCAGCCCGTCCCGCCCTGCTCGTCGACGCGTTGGACCTGGACGGCCACCGAGTTGATGGTCCGCTCGTCCGTGCCGACCGTGGTGCCGGAGCCCGCCGTGATGGCGATGTTGTCAGCCATCGGATCAGGTCACGGTGATGTTGATGACGGCGGCGGAGGTACCGCCGATCTGGAGCTTGTTACCGCTGGTGGCGGTGACGTTGCCGTGGCCCGTGTCGAGCGCGGCGTAGCACAGGATGTACTTCGTCGCGCCGTCGTAGTAGATGACGGCCTGCTGTGCCACGAGGTTCGCACTGCCAGCCGTCCACTCGATGACCGCCGCCTGCGTGATCCCGACATCGTTCGTGGTGACGGTCGTGGACACGAGGTCGACCGCGGCGCCGCCCGTGGTGTAGCCCGTGTTCGTCGTGCCGACCTCGTTGGTCGCGGCGTACACGGTCGAGGCCGCGGTGATCTGGTTCCACACGGTGTACAGCGCGCACTTGAACGATCCTGAGTCGATCGGGATCGAGCCGTCCGCGATGAGTTTGGCGGCACCGTTGGTCAGCGCCCAGGGGTCAGCGGCCATATCAGCTCCTTACGATCTGCGTTACGCGGCCGGCCGAGTCGCGCCGCACCGTCTGAGTGACCATCGAGCCGTCAGAGAACTCCTGGCGGATCTCCTTGATGTAGCCGCCGGCATCGCGGACGATGGCTGCCCGCAGAACGATCGGCGCGCCCATCCCTGCCGGGCCGGGCGTGCCGGGGATGCCCTGTGCGCCACGCGGCCCCTGCGGTCCGGGCTCGCCCTTCGGGCCCGGCTCTCCCTGCTGGCCCTCGGGCCCACGATCGCCCTGCGGCCCCTGAGGACCCTGAGGGCCGCGGATTGTGGCGAGGACGTCAGCCGGGTCGATGGCGATACCAGCCCGCGGCGTGGCCGCGAGCGCCGCCCGGAGGGCTTCGTCCCGAGCGCTCACACCGGCACCTCGCTGATGCGGACGATGCGGCCGAGGTCGTCGTACTGCAGGTCGGTCACCGTGTCTCGGACCTCGGGCGGATCGGGAACGGGTGGCGGCTCAGGCATCGTCACGTAGTTGTTGATGACCGGCACCGGCTGCTCCCGCTCGGCCATCGTGCGCATCACGGACAGGGCCTCGAATGCGAGGTCCCGGGCGGGCTGCTCCTCCGCGACGTCCTCGGTGTCGTCCTCGGTCGTGTCCTCTGGCGCAGGCTCAGGCTCCGGCTGCTCGGGCATCGGCGGCTGGAGCTGGACGGAGTAGAGGCCGGTGTGCTTGCCGATGAGCCGCTTCAGGTCGCCCGCGTTGATAGCGTCGATCACGGCATCCGGCTCGAACCCGGCATCGACGTACCCGCGCACGGCCTGCGCCTGGAGGCTCTGAACCTCGGCGTAGTCCTTGATGTCGTCCTTGAGCGCGGGGATGTCGCGGTCGTCATACCAGAGCTCGGCGTCGCCGGGGACGGCCACGATCCGCTCGAACGAGCCGCAGGCGTTACGCCAGGCGGGGCGCATCGTCAGGTCGGCGAAGCGGCGCATGGACGCGGCGAAGTTGCCCGCGTTGAGCGACGATCCGGCCAGGCCTTCGGAGATGCCGACAACGGCTGCCGGCACGCCAGCCGCGGCGGCGATGCGCGTCTCACCGAGCCCCTGCACGGCCTTGAAGTCGAGGCCCGCGTTGCCCATGTTCGAGCCGATGACCTTGGCGTCCATCGTGGCCGTCAGGTACAGGGACTTGAACGAGTTGGCCACGCCCTTGTGGCCCTTCTCAAAGGCCGCCACCCACTCCTTGAACGCCTCCTGCGAGGAACCGGGCACACCCGTCAGGACGAGGTTGGGCGTGGCGCCGTTGACGAGGTAGGCGTTCTTGAACGTCGTCATCTGGCTGTCCGCGGTCACCTCGCGGATGAGGGGCGTGAGCCAGGACATGCCGCGAGCCGGCGCGATCGGGTCGGGCATCGGGGCGAAGTGTGCGACCTCGGTCGCCTGGTAGAACACGGGGTCGCCGTTGCCGGGGCCGCCCGGCTGGTAGGCGTAGCCCAGCAGCTCGGCGTCCGGGTCCCACATATCCATCTGCGGTTCGTTGTACGAGCCGTGGATGAACGTCACCCAGTCGGGGCGCAGGCGCACGAGGCGGCCCGGCTTGCGGACCCAGAAGGCGTTGCCAGCGAGGTCGGCGTCCTGCATCGTCCGCGCCAGCAGGTCGCCCGTCGTGCCGCCCGGCCAAGGGTGGCGCAGGATCTCCAGCTCGGGCTTGGAGAACAGCTCGCCCGGCGTCCCGCTGCGGACCTGCCGGTACATGAACCGGGCCTCGCTGAACAGCGACGAGCGGGCCTGCATACAGGCGTACACGACGGGATTGGCCTTGAGCGCGCCGTTGCCGAGGCCGAGGAAGTCCGAGCCGATCTCCTCCTTGGTGCCCTGGAGCGTCTGGTTGAGGAACGGAACCGGGTAGGTGTTGCCGCCGAAGTTGACGTACGGCCAGTAGTCCCGCTCCTCGACGGGGACGGGGGAGAAGAGCGTGCGGAGGCGGTCGATCATGCCCATGCTGCGAAGGCCTCCGGTTCAGAGTCGGGTGCCGGCCCCGCAGCCAGCGAATGAACCATCGAAGCGGCCGATAGGGCGTCGATCACTCGGCGGTCCTGCTCGGCGCTCATGCGCGTCTGCGAGGGCCGGTCGAACCGGGTGTCTCCCTGCGGCAGTGCGCGCGCGATGGCGTTGAGGGCGTGTCGGGTCAGGGCCTCGTCTCCGGTGTGCCAGAGCCAGCCCTTGCGCAGCGCCTCCATGAACCTGTCGAAGTCCTGGACGGCGAACGTGTTCGTCTGCGAGCGGTCGATGACCACGGCACCGATCTCGGCCTCGATCCACGACGCGAGCTGCTCGGCGCGGCTCATGTCCATCACGACGGTGTGGATCGGGTTCCGGGCATGGATACCGAGCAGCATCGCCTCGACCTTGGCCGGGTCGAGCGACGAGCCGTCACGCGGTGGCGTCAGCACCTCGGCCGCGCCCAGGAGGCGGAACGTCGGCTCGCGCATCCACAGTGGTACGGCCGCCGTCGTATCCCATTTCCATGCAACATCCAGCCCGAGATAGACCGGGACGCCCTCGGGGATGCGCTCGTCGGTGCGCTGCTTCGCCCACTCCGTCTCCGTGATCGCGCTGTTCTCGGCGCGCGTCGGGCGGTTGCAGGTGAGCCGCAGCCAGTGCGGGAGCGTCATCGTCGGGCTGGAGTACTTCTCGCGCAGGCTCTCGACGGTGATCCCGCTGAACGGGTTGGCGGCCTTGACGGCGGCCATGTCCTCGTGATCGACCTTCTCGGGCAGCGCCCACTCGTGGAGCACGACGCGGCCGCCAGCAGCCCTGACGTGCGAGCCGGTCCGGACGACCTCGGCCGCCTCTCGCCGGATCTTCTCTCGGGTGACCTCGAACTCGCTGCCCGGCTCGCCCGCCGTGGAGATCGTGACGATCTGCCCGCCCCGCTTGCGGAGCTTGCCCGCCCACGTCCGGTACAGCGCGAGGCTGCGGTGGCGGTGCAGCTCGTCGAGGATGGCGAGTGTGGGGATCACGCCGTCGCCGGTCGCGTCGTCGGCCGCGAAGATCTGGATGCGGGCGCCCGTGTAGTGGTTGATGCGCCGGTAGCCCTCGAGGCACGTGAACCGGGGCACGTCCGTCTTCGTCTTGCCCTTCGCTGCCTGGATCTCGGAGTAGATCGGGCGGTGCAGCGGCGACCCGTCGCGGAGGACGAACCCCTCGGCCTGCCGGTACAGCGTCTCGGCCTGGTCGCGCGACGATGCAGCGACCGGAACGGACGCTCGGGGCCGGAACTCGGCGTGGTAGAGGGCCAGCAGGGCCACGATGGTCGTCTTCCCGTTCTCCTCGGGCACCACGAACCAGACCTCGGGCACGCCGGCGAACACATCGGCAAGGAAGTCGGCCTGGAACGGCTCGATGACGACCGGTTCGCCGCTGTCGAAGGTCAGTTGCGACGCCCACGCACGGAAGTGGGGCAGCGTGAACGGCACCAACTCCACGGGCTTGCGCTTGCGCCCCGCAGCGGCCGTCCTGGACGGGCGTGAGCGGTTCTGTGAGGGCGACAGGGCGAGAGTCATGCGGGTATCTC